TTTTCGTTAATCAGGATCTAAAGAAAAGTTCCTGCCTAGGAAATAAAGAAATTTTATAGATATAACAATCTAGATTTCACTATGAGTCTCAAATGTGACACATTTAAGACAGGCCCAATGTTTATTTTGGGACATAGCAATGTATATCATTCTTCTCGAGAAGAAGATACTACATATGTCGATCAATGGAGTTTGGATACTCTACAATCCATTGATCCAACCTGTATGGAAACTTATTTGAAAGATTATTCAAGAAGTTATTACAGGAAAGGTTTTCATCTTAAATCTATATACCAATATAATAGAGATGATCCTTTAGATGATGCTTGGAATTCACAAGTTGCAACTGCAACTGAGCAGCACATCAAGAATGAGTTAATGAAGGCGAACATTCATGCGCACTCTTTAAATGTCATGACTGACTTAGATCAGGTGCCGTTTGTTGGACCCTCAGCCGCTGGTTTTGGATATCAAGGACATAAAGGAGAAAATAAAGATGTAAATCATAAGAGAGCAATCCGCATCGCTAAGAAGATGGTTTTAGAGCATTATGACTCTGAAGGGAAGTGTTTGGATGATGCCATTCTAAATAGCACTCCGCACGTTGGTTTCACTCGCACACAGTTGACCAACTTAACTGAGAAGTTAAAAGTGCGTGCTGTTTGGGGCGCTCCATTTCATCACATTTTAGTTGAAGGATTAGCCGCTGCACCGTTTCTTGAATCTATCAAGACACACGACAGCTTCATTCACTTTGGAGAAGATCCACTTTATTCTGTTCCCCGAATTATTAACAGTTTAAATCATAAATACAGTTGGTTGTATACTTTTGATTGGTCAAAATTTGACGCTACAGCTTCAAGAGCTGAGATCGATATGGCTTTCAGAGTTATCAAATCGTGTTTATCTTTTCCTAATATGCAATCCGAATATGGTTTTAACCTTATGGTTGAACTATTCAAGTACAAGAAGGTTGTTGGACCAGATGGAAACATCTATACTTCTAACACCGGTGTACCGTCCGGAAGCAATTGGACATCAATCATTGATAGCATTGTCAATTATTTCAGAATTCAGTATCTATTCAAGATTCTGACTGGAGATTTCATTGAGGATTTATATACTCATGGAGACGATGGTATTGCTGGCTTTGAAACGTACGTTTCAATGTACGAACTAAGTCAAGAGGCACTTAAGCTCGGTTGGATTCTCAACCCAGATAAGAGTCTGTCGACTAGAGATTCATCTCAAATTGAATTTCTTGGAAGAAATACTACTGGTGGATACAGCAGAAGATCAATTGAACGTTGTTTACGTTTACTTATCTATCCCGAATACCCAGTAACAGATCCACGAATTTCAGCTTATAGAGCTGAATCATTGTTCAATGATGTTGGTAGAACCTCAGAATTTCTATTGAAAGTCTCAACGACTCTAAAGAGTAAGTATGGGCTTCCTAATGAAGAAGAAGAAGTTCCCCGACACCATAAACGTTATAAAGTAGTCTAATTAATAATTATAGTGAAGGTTTGGAAAAGCTAAG